CTGTCAATATAATTTGACAGCAACAATGATTGATTATTTAAATCAAACTAACCATAATGATATATAAAATAAAATTGACAAAAGGTAAATCATGAGTGATAATGAACATATAGACAGTAATGATACAATGGAGGAATCCGAGCCTAAAAAAGTAGGTCGCCCCCCACACCTTGCAAATAGCGATACCCGAAATCAAGTATATGAATTAAGTAAAGTAGGAACTAGGTACGAAGATATTGCAACTATCCTATCAATCTCTGCTGACACCCTCACCAAGTACTATCCTGATGAACTTAAAAAAGGTCGCATAGAAGCTAACGCTGTCATTGCTAATACACTCTATGAAAAAGCTAAAGGTGGTGATACTACCTCTATGATATTCTGGCTTAAATCTCGTGCACAGTGGAAAGAAACACAAAAACACGAACATGGCGGTGACCCAGACGGTGCTCCTGTTCATGTAAAAGTCATTACTGGAATAGAATAGACTACCCCCCACCCCTTTTTCTACAGACTGTTTTTACATCAGCCTAGTAAAACTAGGGTAGTACAAATTTTATATTAGGAGAAAATTATGCCAAAAGTAGGCGGTAAACATTATAGCTATACAAAAGCAGGCATGGCTGCAGCTAAAAAAGCAGCTAAAAAATCTGGTAAAAAGATGACAACCAAAAAACCTATGAAGAAGAAATAATTATGGCTATGACATTACAAGACATTCTACGAATGATGCAAACACCACAAACATCTAATTTAGGTCAAGTATCTAATGCAGAAGCAGAATTAATAAGAAAAAATATTGTAGGAGCTGCAATGGAAAGTTTTCCTAAACCTCCTGTTGATATGAATGAGATGCACAAAGCAAGGATTGAAGCATATCGTCAAGGTGGTCAAGCAGGAATGGGAGCATCACCAGCATTATCTTTACCAGCAGCAGAAAATATGCCTAATTATGCAGACGGTCAAATGCCACTCTATACAGGTGGTTTATTACAAAACCCACAAGGTGAGATGGTAGACCCACAAATACTTATGAATACAGCATACGATATGTCAGCACCTAGAGAAATGCGTATTAATGCAATAGAAAGATTAAGAGCACTAGGAGTTATTTAATGGCTAAACGAGGACTCTATGCAAACATCCACGCAAAAAGAAAAAGGATTGCCGAAGGAAGCGGAGAAAAAATGCGAAAAGTCGGAAGCAAAGGAGCACCCACAGCCAAGCAATTCAAACAAGCAGCCAAGACGGTTAAGCGACCTACTAAAAAGCGTGGGTGATTGTGTATGACGAAGAAAGATTCAAGATTGCAGAGAGCTGGAGTAAGCGGTTACAACAAGCCAAAGAGAACTCCAAGTCACCCCAAAAAGTCTCATGTGGTTGTCGCTAAATCTGGTGACCAAGTAAAGACGATTCGCTTTGGTCAACAAGGTGTAACAGGTGATAAGAAGCCTACTGCAAGACAAAAGTCTTTTAAAGCAAGACACGCTAAAAACATTAGTAAAGGAAAGATGTCAGCCGCTTATTGGGCAAATAAAGTAAAATGGTAGACGATTCTCCTTGCAATGGAGTGTGTCGTATGATACAATGTCAGGATGAGGTAAGATGTCAGTCTTGCTACCGTACCTATGAAGACCTAAACCAATGGCTTTATCTATCTAAAGAAGCTAGATTAGAAAGAATGGAACAATTAAAAAATGGCAAATGATTCATATTACGCATATCTTCCTATAACAGAAGATGAAAAATTATTAGCCGAAGGATACATTACGCCTAGCGTTTCTACTATTGGTGGAAGTGTTACAGCAAAAGAACAAACACCTATTGGATTGTTATCTGGAACTGGTGGAGTAAATTATCATTATGATAACAATGAATTTAATCCTTACGCAATAGGTCAAATACAGGGTAATAATTATAGCGTAAAAGCAGCAATAGATAACTATGTAAATTCTTTAAGTGGAAATATAGGAAACATTACTGGCTCTATTGTAGAAGACCCTTATGGAACAACAAAATCTTTAGGTTATCAAAATCCAAATTTAAAAGCAAATGTTTCTCAAAATGAAATGGGAACATCGATGGATATCAATGCTTTATTAAAAATATTAGGGGGAGAAGGTTCTGTTGGAGCATATAAAAATCCATATGATAGTGGCATAAATTTTAATTGGATGAAAGAATTTTAAACTAAAGGAGCGATGACCCATATGGAGTCGCAAGTTATCAAGACAGGGTATGAACCCCGTCCCCCACAAAAACAAATACACCAGCTAGTAAAGAACAACCGATTCTCAGTAGTGGTTGCTCATAGACGAATGGGTAAAACAGTTTGTGCGATTAACCAACTGATACATTCAGCGTTAATCTCTGACAAACCTAACCCTAGATTTGCATACATTGCACCAACATACAATCAAGCGAAACGAGTGGCTTGGGATTATCTCCTTGAGTACACCAGACCGCTAGGAGGTAAAGCAAACATTGCAGAATTACGAGTTGACTTTATGGGTCGTAGGATTTCTTTGTATGGAGCTGATAACCCAGACTCTCTTCGAGGTATCTATCTTGACGGAGTTGTTATTGATGAGATAGGCGATGTGAACCCTTCTCTATTTACTGAAATTTTAAGACCAGCTCTAGCTGACCGACAAGGCTATTGTATTGCGATGGGTACACCCAAAGGTCAAAACCATTTTAAAGACTTAAGAGATAAAGGTGAAAAAAACGAAGGTTGGTCTCTATTAGAATTTAAGGCATCAGAAACAGAACTATTACCTAAAGAAGAATTAAAAGCAGCCTATGACGAAATGGGCGAAGACAAATATATGCAAGAGTTTGAGTGTTCATTCCAAGCTCCTGTAGAAGGTTCTTACTATTCTAAACTGATACATGATTTAGAAGAAAAAGGACACATCATAGAGATAGAACAAGATGGTCTAGCTAGAACATACACAGGCTGGGACTTGGGTATGTCTGATTCTACAGCCATATGGGTTGCACAACTAGTAAACAAAGAAGTCAGATTAGTAGACTATGTAGAGAATCATGGTGTGGGATTAGATTACTATGTCAGCTGGTTACAAGAAAACGATTGGATGTATGCAACACACATTCTTCCTCACGATGTTGCCGTTAGGGAACTCGGTACAGGTAAGTCAAGAAAAGAAATGTTAGAAGACGCTGGATTACAAATAACCGTAGCACCCAAACTAAATGTACATGATGGCATACAGGCAGCCAGACGATTATTGCCTAGATGCTGGTTTGACCCAGAAAAAGTAAAGCAAGGTTTAGATGCACTACGCAACTATAGACGAGTGTTTGATGAGAAACGCAATGTGTTTCATGACCGTCCATTACACGATTGGTCATCCCATGCTTCTGATGCGTTCAGATACCTAGCAGTAGGATTAGATGAATCGCCAATGGAAGTGTGGCATAAACCACTTACAGTTAATAATAAATGGATTGTTTAAAGGAATACCAAAGGTATTATAATGAGCGAAAAACTAAAAGCAATATTAGAAAATGAGATAGAAGATGCCATTGGTTATCTTGAAACCGAAACAACGGATGAAAGACAACAGGCATTAGAATACTATCTTCGTGAGCCTTATGGTAACGAAGTTGAAGGTAAATCTCAAATTGTAACTGGTGAAGTTGCAGAAGTGATTGACGGTGCATTGCCACAACTCATGCGTCTATTTGCGTCTGGTGATAAAGTTGTATCGTTTGAACCTGTTAATGATGGCGACCAACCCTTTGCTAAACAAGCCACAGAATATGTAAACTGGGTGTTTAATAAAGATAACGATGGTTTTCTTATTATGCACAACTGGTTTAAAGATGCTCTCTTACAAAAAGTAGGTATCGTAAAAGCATACTGGGAAGATAAGATTGATGTTAAGAAAGAATCTTATAAAAACTTATCTGATGACGAACTTGCTATTCTTATGCAAGACCCAGAAGTAGAAGTAGTCGAACAAGAAACAACTATACTACAAGAAGCTGTGTTTGATGAAATGACAGGTATGGAAGTTTCTCCTGCGATTGTCATGCACGATGTTAAGCTCAAGAAGACAACAAACAATGGTAAGGTCACTGTAGAGAATGTACCACCAGAAGAATTCTTAATTTCTAAACGAGCTAAAACAATTTGTGATTCACCATTTACAGCTCATCGTAAAATGATGACTCGTTCTGAATTAGTAGCGATGGGTTATGATGAAGACATTATTGACTCTCTACCCACAGGTGATGCACTCGAGTTTAGTCCTGAAAGAATAGCTCGATACACTCGTGGTGAACAACCAACGGATATGGATTCTAATGATGAATCTATGCAGTTAGTTGAAGTGTTTGAATGTTATCTTAAAGTTGATGATAACGATGATGGTATTGCAGAATACAAGCGTGTTGTTTATGCTGGTCATGAAATACTAGAAGAGCATGAATGTGACTACAACCCATTCCATTCTTTATGCCCAATTCCAATCCCACATAAATTTTATGGTCAGTCTCTAGCAGACAGAGCAATGGACTTACAGTTGATTAAGTCTACTGTCGTTCGTCAAATGTTAGATAACTTATATCTCACTAACAACTACAGAGTAGGTGCAGTAGAAGGGCAAGTAAACCTTGATGACCTACTCACATCAACAGCAGGTGGTGTGGTTCGTATGAAGAACCCTAATGCAATTGTACCAATGACTGTACAATCTTCTGCTGGACAATCATTCCCAATGCTAGAGTACCTTGATAGTATTCAAGCTAAACGAACAGGCGTGTCTGACTCACAACAAGGATTAGACCCTAACTTATTACAGAATGTTACAGCAACAGCTGTATCAGCTATGTCATCTGCATCGACTGGTAAATTAGAAATGATTGCTCGTATCTTTGCAGAAACAGGTGTTACTTCTTTATTCAGAGGTATCCTCCATCTTCTATGTAAGTATCAAGACAAAGCTAAAATAGTTCGTATCAATGGTGAGTTTATTCCATTTGACCCAAGAGAATGGAAAACAAACTACAATGTTAATATCAATGTAGGTTTAGGTACAGGTCAAAGACAAGAACAATTAGCGACTATGCAAATGATTCTTGCTAAACAAGAAGAGATATTGACTAATTATGGTTTATCTAATCCTCTTGTTAACATCAAACAATACCGAGATACATTAGCTAAATTTATCCATATGGCTGGATTCAAAGACTCTACCGAGTTTATGAATGAAATTACTCCAGAGATGAACGCACAACTATCTCAACCACAACCAGAAAAAGTTGACCCTAACACACAAGCTGCACAAGTATTAGCACAGGTTGAAAGAGAAAAAGCAGAACTTAAAGCTCAAACAGATTCAGCTAAACTTCAACTTGAAAGAGAACAAATGCAACTTAAAGCACAACAAGATGCGTTAGAACTCCAACAAAAAGAAGTACAACAAACAACTGACCTTGCATTAAAAGAATTAAAGATTCGTTTAGATGCTGAAAACAAAGGTGAGAAAGTTAAAACAGACCAAACTAAAATGATTATGGATGCGTTAGAAAAGATTAACAACATTGCTAACAGAGGTATGCAGTAATGTTACTTAATCTAGGACTTAATCAATTAGCTCCTAGCCTAGACCCTAGTCTACGCAAAGCACCTAATATTGTTGCTGCACCTAAAAGTAATATTGATGTAAATGCTGTACTTGGTCTTACACCTAGCAAATATTCTGGATTACAAAATGTAGGCGATACTGGTTACTACTACGGTAACAATCGTATGTATGAAGCCTATACACCACCACCTCCAAGTAATTATGGTGGATATTATGGAATTATGGGTATGAGCAGACCTACTTCAGTTGGTCCACTTTATGGTTATCAAGCACCATCAAAACCTTCTTATGAAGAAGTCACTATAGACGGTCAACAGTTTAGAACAGTAAAGCCTGAACTAGCAGGATTTAATAGAATGGCATTGAGTGAAGATGATTACCAAAAAGACAGTGTTTACGAATATACACCATCTATGGCTTATGTTTATTCTCAAGCACCTAAACCAGAAGTATTACCAACACCCAATGTAACATCATTTCTATCGACCCCAACTGCTATGGCGACACCGACAGGTAACTATGGAGCTGGGAGATATTTAAGTGGACTATTAGGTTCACCAATTACATACGGACTACCCAATGACCAAACAGGAAGCAATTCGTAATTTATTACAATCGCAAGAATTTTTAGATGTAATGGATGAGTTAAGAGAAAACCAACTTAACAGTATTAGATATTCTGAATCTCACGAAACCGTTGAGAGAGAAAGATACTACAATCGATTACAAGCTATAGACGAAATCATGGCTCATCTTGAATCAATCGCTAAAGACAGCGACATTAAAGATAAAGCATGGAAGATATTATAGACCTTTCTATAATGGCAACCCTTGCCAAAAGGGAACATTAAGGAAATACAAATGAGTGAAGAAACCATGACTCCTGAACAAGGAAGTGGAGAACTAACTGTGAATCAAGCAGCCGAAAAATTCGAAGGCTTTTTATCAGCAGCAGAGGACTCCAATGAGCAACCAGAAACTGTTGAAGAAGAAGCTGAAGATAGTTCGGACTATGAAGAAGCTGCAGAAGCTATTGATGATGAAGTAGTTGATGCAGAAGATGTAGACACAGATGATGACAATGAAGTTGAAGAAGAGGAACTTGAAGAAGAAACTCGCTATACAGTAAAAGCTGCTGGCGAAGAAAAAGAAGTCACCCTTGAAGAATTAATGCAAGGTTATCAACTTGGTGCGGATTACACGAAAAAGACTCAAGAATTAGCTGAAAATCGCAAAGCTATAGAAGCTGAAGCAAAAGCTATTATTGAAGCTAAACAAGTTAGGGATACTTATGCTCAACGGCTACAAGCTATTGAACAGTTTTTGACATCAGGTCAAGACAGTCAAGAAGATTTAGCCGCAATGAAGGAAAACGACCCAATAGGATACGCAGTCAAAGTTGCAGAACTGACTGAAAAGAAAGAACAGTTAGCACAGGTGAGAGCTGAACAAGCACGCATTGCACAACAGCAACAAGCGGAGCAACAGCAAAACATGGCTAAATTAGTTCAAGAGGAAGCACAAAAACTTTCACAAGTCCTACCAGAGTTTTCAGACCCAGCCAAAGGCGAACAACTCCGCAGTGAGATTCGTAACTACGGCAAGAGTGCAGGATTTACAGATGCAGAGTTATCACAAGTATACGACTCTCGTCATGTATTAATGTTGCACAAAGCGATGATGTACGACAAACTTCAAAAATCTAAACCTGCTGTAAACAAGAAGGTTGCTCAAGCACCCAAGATGGTTAAGTCAGGCACAAAGGTTAAAGAAGGTAATACAGACATTCGCAAAA